TTCAGCGTAGCATTCTCATTTACTCGCTCACCCGTTTCTAGCCTGTTCAATAAGATCTGAGACATCTCTAGTTGCCTGGTAATCCAATCGAGCCAAACGCTTTCTTGCGCGTTCATGTTAGGAGCTTGTGAACCAAATAATTCCATCTCTTTATTTGAGATTGCACCCTTAGTTTCAGAAACACGCTGCATGATGCTGTCTAGACGTATCTCAGTAAGAAACAATCGTATTGCCTCTTCTTTGTTACCAGCTGTTTTACCAACAACGCGGTTCCAAAGTGAGCTTACATCTAGTCCAGTTAAGTTTTTATTCTTATCAAGTATCTGCTTGGCTCTGTTCATTTTAGCAATGCCAGTACGGATCATGCCAACAGCTTCATTGTCTGTCTCAGGTGTCTGCTCTTGCTCCATCTTGCGCTGTAAGTCTAACCGACGTTGCTGCTCGAGGGCCTGTGCTTCCTGTATGGCAAACTCGTCCATGTCTCGAGCGCGGTTGTAGTCCATGATGTCGCCATACGTCTGTCCCATTGCGTTGTAGACACCTAAGCCACCACCAGTGGCTGACTGACCGAGACCAGATGTGCCTATACGCATCATTGCTTCACCAAGACCTATTTTCTGGTTCTGTGGTATCTGAGGCATACGGACAGAGCCTCGAGCGTTACCACTAAGGGCTCCACCTGGTTGCGCTGTTGTGTTCATGGGTGCGTTGTTGGCTAAAACTGGCATCACATTTTGCGCCCCGTTATAACCTGGGGTAAATCTTTGATTCATTAATGCTGGGTTCATTCTGTGTCCCTCCTATTAGAACGAATACCCAGGTTGCATCGGCCCTTGCTGGGCTCCGTACCTGAGGTTGTTATAGAAGTTTGATATCTGTGGTCCATACTGGTTTCCAAAGCCAAAACCAGCGCCCATACCAGCAAAGGTTTCTGCCGTTGGGTTCACCATGTTGGCTTGTGTAGTGTTGGTCGTCGATGGAGCGCGGCCCAACATGCCAGACATGTAGTCTTTGTACATGCCATACCCAAAGTCTCGGTTGCCCTCAAAGTTGGCTCGAGCGTCACTAAGTCCAGCCTGGTCAAACCCTTGTTGATTAGTGCCAGCGCCGAACGCCATGTTGCCACCAGCTGACGCCAGGTTTGTGCCTGTGTTAAATGCGTTGGCTATTTGGCTATTCATGTTGGCTGCGTTGCCAAACTGGTTGCCTACGTTTCCAATGTTATTAACGGCGTTAGTGGCAGCGTTAGACGCATTTCCATAAGCACCGCCCATGTTGCCCGTCATTGCTGCCTGGTTGCCTATGTTGCCAACGGCGTTACCTAAGAAGTTCCCGGTGTTAGCCATCGATGTTCCCATCGAACCTGTGGCGTCCATAGCTTGTCCAAACTGTGCGTTGTCTTGGGCAAGCTTGGCGTTTCTCAATTGGTTGACGACGTCTGATCGAACGTCAGCCTCTCTGTCAGCAAAGCCTCTTTGGGCTACAGCTGAGGCGATACCAGCGCGGCTAGAGTTAGTGTTTCCACTGCCTGATGCGCCCATGTTGATCCCTGGCAATGTGCCTTCCTCGAGTGCGCGACGATCATCTCTCATCATAGCGTCCACTAAGGGATTAGCGTTATTCATGGCATACTGATTAGCTGCACCCATTTGGTCCTGGTTGCTTCTGTCAGCTAGGGCTCCAAATCTATTTGTGATGCCTTGGGACTGACCAGTAAGATTATCGAACTGTCCTTGGTAGTCACCTATCTGTTGTCGGTTACCTCGGTAGTCGTCAGCTAGTCCTATGTTCTTGGAGTACATGTCGTCAAACTGGCCAGTACGACCAGATATTTGATTACCTAAGCCATAGAACTGATTGTATAGGTCCTGTGAATTATTACCAAAGCCAGCGTTCTGGGACATCATGTTCTGACCAGTAGCCATGTTGCCAGTGCCAAAGTTGTACATGGCGTTGTTGGCGGTGGTCTGCATGTCGTTAGGGCCAGCCAGGGTTTGTCCCTGGTAATAGCCACCAGCGAGGACGTCGTTGAGAGCACCTTGGCCTCCAGATAAGCCAGCGTCCACGTATGGCTCGTATTGTCTAAAGCCAGCCATGTTGGCTTCGTTAGCTCTATCCATTGCAGCTGATTGTTTCTTAGCTGCACTGTTTGCCATCAAACCGCCAACGACGGCACCTATTAAGGGCCATGCCATGAGCTTCTCCAATCTTATATGTATGTGTTCTTTAAACTTGTACCCAGGACGAGCCGTTGTAGACGACGAGACCGCTGTACCCATTACTCAGAGGGTTCCACGGACTTACCGCATAGCGCACCATGCCCTTCTTTGGGCTGTCTGGTGGATTGTCTATTACTTGGATAGTTCCCTCGATGACGCTTTTTACAGCGGTCTCGATGGCTTGTAGCTCCTGAGCTATGTAGATCTTAATGCTCTCCTCGAGCGACGGGACTGCCCGTCTGACGTATGCATTTACAGTGACGTCGGTAATCTCATTGGTTGCCATCTCTAGCTTCTCCCCGTCGCCACGACGTCGAAGTCAAAACCTGAGACCGTAAAGTCTTTAATATCTGTCGTCTCTATCTTGTAACTTAGGTAGCGACCTGATGCTCTAGAGTCGATCTTGTACGCCGTACCACTGTTGAAAGTAAAACTGGTTTCGTATGTAGGATCTAGGGTAGCCAGGTCGGCTGCTCCCATCGAGACAACAAACTCTTTATTGCCAGCGCTGGTGACAAACTGAGGGACCATCTTTGTGATGTTCTTGTAGCCTGACAATGGCAGCTGCGCCTCATCGAGGTCGATGCCTACGCGCTCCAACTTTATTGGTTTAGTTGCAGCTGTATCTAGCGGCTCTGACAAAGACGAGTTCTCGTTTATGCCATCCAGACCAAACATCTTAGATGCTGTCAGACCATCGACTGTGGACGCTTGTCCGAGCATGAGAATGTTACGTGTGAAACCAGCGTCCTGGGCGGCGTATGTACCGCCAGCTGTGTCGTAGGTTAATGTCGTTGATGCGTAGGTAGATACGGTGTTTACGTTTGCTGACGTACCAGCGTAGATGTTAGGCAAATCTAAGAAAGACCAGGTGTCACTTCTGTAGTTGTAGACAGCTGCTCGATTACACCCGTCGCCATTTGTAAACTCAGACATGTCATCTGCACTTTTGTAACAGAAGTAAATCTCTTCTCGCGCCTGGTCATACTGAACGAAGCACCTGTTAAAAGAGTTAGTGTCGATACTTGAGAAGACGTAGTCCTTGATGCGCCCGTCGACAATGGACTGCCTGGAGACGCCGTCTGTGACGTAGATGTCATTCTGATCGAAGACGTAGTGTTTACCTTCGACCTCTGCAATGCAGTTTTGATTGACCACACCAGCGTCATTAAAGAGCTTACGAAAGTTAAATATGAAGGTGCCACCGACGAACTCCATGAGCCACACCTGGTCACTAGAGTAGATCAGGAAGTTGGAGCCGAGAGTGGCCCCGTCTATGATAGGGGTAGTCATTTGCGATAGGTCGTTAAAACCAGCTGACTTAGTTGTGTCTGTAGCGTCCCAGCTGTCTGGGGCATTGTTTGCAGTCGCTATGTTACTAAAGCGTACCCTGGTGGGAAATGCAGAACCGCCCTCGTCCATGTTAAGTGCTATCAAGAAGTCACCAAAGGATCTCAGGGAAGCAGTACGCCAGGTACTATTCCAGTTCACAAGGGTGGCAAAGTTAGACATAGACGGTGATCGATACAACGGGACGACATCTGCCCTGTTAAGATACTGCACGTTAGCTAATGACGTAGCTGTTACCTGGGCAGCGCTGGTAGATGATGATGTCGCGTGATCGAGCGATATGGTGCCATTGGTAAACTCATGTACGTCGAAGGTATCACTGACAATGATTACAGTGTCATATCCTGTGGCGTTATAAAGGCCATTTGTAAAGATAGGTGTAAATCCAGTTACGTCTATAATTGATCGAAAGCCAGGAGAGCGACGGACGTTGCCCTGGTCAAATCTCACATTCTTTGCCCTGGTGTATGCATTGAGCGGAAGGTTAAATGAATCAACGTCAGTTATTACGCCTACGGAACCTAGGTTACGGATCGGTAGGTTTGGCATAATTGATTACTTCCGTTCATTCTTGTTGTCCAAGACAACG